TTCAGCTTCAGCAAGGTAGCTAAAGGATATAGAAAAAGGACCAGCTGTATTATTACCAGTGTGACTAGTAAAGGAAGAGGAAGTGTTAGTTGCCATAATTAGTTAGATAGAGCCTTGATCTCTTCTACATATTTTGATTGTATATCACGTTTCTTGTTTATTTGATCTTGTTGTCTTTTGCTTCCTTGTCTTTTTATCCAATCATTTTCTCCTGCTTCAATAAATTGATTATTAATTTCTTGTAATTTAGTATGAATTTGGTCTACTCCTGTCACTTCATTTAATGCTCCGTTCTTTTTGACTAGTTCTATGTTTGCTTTGTAGTGTGGGCTTTTGAGATATGTTTTCATAGCGTCATTAATATTTTGACCTGGATATAAAGGATGATTATTTGGAGCTTTAATTGTATTAATAGTCTTTCTTAGCTCTGCATATTCTGTTGTTGTTAATCTAAATGGTTCTACTTGATTACTAGTTGCACTTCCAGTAATAACATCTGAAGGTTCTCTAAGTTCTTTTCCTATAGTTGCTAATGCAGTAAAAATAGGATGATTTTTACTTTGACTTCTTTTTACAAAACTAAGTAAATCTGGACCTGGTTTATCAGGATATAAAACAGGTTCATTAGTTATATGTTCTCTTTGGTAAGGAAGGTTGCCACCATATCCAGCAACAGTTTCTGTGTATTGGTTTAAAAGTTTTCTTAATGCTCTTGCCGCATCATCTTCTTCATTTTTCTTTTCATTCCAAACATCACCTGCTCTAACTTTTGTGTCTCGTTTTTGACGGAATTTTAAGGCATCAACTTCTTCTTTTGGAACACCAGCCATATCTAATAAATCACCTGGAAGTCTTTTTGCATATCTGGCAAAGTTCCCATAAGGAACTCTAGAAGCAAGTTGTCTAGACCAGAAATTTTCTCTTGATTCTCCTCCTCTTTCATCAGTAAGAGCTTTCATAGCATCGTCAATTTGCTGTAAGTAAGACCTATCAAAAAGGTTGCGAGTAAAAGCTCCTGTCCATCCAGTAGTAAATTCATCGTATTCGTCATCTGTAAGTACTCCACTAACTACAACAAAATCAGTCATTAAACCAATCCAAGTAGATAAAGGATCTAATCTTTCGTAAGAATAATATTTATATACTGGCTTTCCATCTTCACCAATTAAAGGTTGTCCAGCTTCATCCTTTTGTAAATAGCCAACACTATATGGCAACCAACCATTTTTAAGCATGTTTTTCCAAACTGCTCTTCCTTCTTCCTCTTTCCAGTCAGGGCCACCACCAGTAAGAATTACAGGAGGAACAAAGTTAGGATCTTGCTGCATTAAAACTCCTGCTCCTACTAATGATGCAACTGTTATTCCTAAATCTTGAGATACTTTTAATTGACCTCTAGCTTGATTTCTAACAATTGGATCAGTACTTTCTAAATCAACTTTAAGTTCTTTTAATGCTTGATTTATAACTGGTGTTCTTCTTAGTTGTCTTTTAATAATGTTGGTAGGTGCTCTAACAAATGAAAGCAATGTCCTTACCATTGGTATTTGACCAGCTGCACTATTAACTGCTTTTGCTGCTTTTCCAAAATGAAAATATCCATCATCTCGAATATTTTCTGTAAAAGTACTTCTCTTTGCAAATTCCTGAGATCTTTTTAAAATTCTTGCTGTAACTTTATCCTTTATTCCTTTACCACTATTAGAAGCGTAATACTCAATAATTGCATCTAAATGACCTTTAATATAGTTGTCTAATTCTTTTCCTTTAAGTCCTAGTTTTGTTCCTTCCATATGACCTTGATAATGAACTGAGGCTATTAAGTTAGGAGCTTGAACCAGAGCATCAACAGATGTCATTAGCTGACTAGGAAATCTTATAACTTTTCCACTTCCGTCATAAACTCTTGAAAGTATGTCTTTTCCTTCAGAAGATATAACAAATTTTTCTTGATAATCAGCTTTTACAGCACCTCTATTAATCCAGTTATCTGAAGTTTTAAATGACTCTTTAAAAGCTTTACGAGCAAAACTAGCATTAGAATGTAATGCAAATAAATGTCTAATAGCTGCATCTAATTCTGTTCTGCTACCTGCTCCTCTTATTAATTCATAAGAAGACATATAAGTTTCAAGAACACCTGAGATAAAGTTTATTTCGTTTGTAGTAGGAGCAGAAAGTAAAGCGTTAATTCCTATTTCATTAAAAATTCTATTACCCTTGTTAAACATAGATAAGGTTTTATGTAATAGTTTTGTTTCATATAAAGCAGATAACTTTTCTACATTTCCGTTTGTTCGCTTAATTGTATTAGTAAGTTTATTTAATTTAGTATAGTCACCTGTTTGTTTGCCTTCTTCAAAAGCTTTTAAAAGATTGTCTTTTAACTCTTCTAATTTTAAACTTTGTTCTGAATCTTTAATAGTAATATTAGTTTGACCAGTACGATTAAGTTTATATTTTTCAGCTGGAGTCATCTTTGCAAATTCTTCTGGGCTAACACCTTGTGTTGGTATTTGCATTGACCTAAGACCACGCCCCTGTTCAGTTCTTAAAGGAATACCTAAACGTAACCATTCATCTATTTCACCAATAGATTCAATTATTTCATTAATATTTTGCTCTATTAGAACTGGATCTTTTGAAACATTAACAGCGTCAATTAGTTTTTGATTTATATCTGCTGTTTTTTGAGTAGATAAAGTTACTGCTTCTGCTAAAGCATAATTAAGTTCATCAGTAGGAACTAAGCCATATATCTTTGCATACATTTGTGCATGACTTTTAAGTTTATTTGTATTAGACAACATCCTTATTCCACCATCAATAGTGTCTTCTGTTGTTTTTACTGAAGAGAAAGCCCCTGAATCTTTTAACTGTTTAATTCTGTTAACAATAAAATTAAATTGACCACTTGTATTACTAACTTGCTCTGGATTGACTTGATGAGGAGTTGTATCTGTACCTTCTAGTGGGCCTTTCTTTTTCTTTTTACCTGGTAAATCTGGTAAATCTTTAGTCGATCCTTCAAAATTATTACCTTCTTGTTGTACTTTAAATTCATTTCTTGCCTGTCTTATTTGTCCTGCCATGTCTTCAATACCTTCTTCAAGGTACTCATCAAAATCAACTGGTGATTCTAATGGTCCTTTTCTTTGCTTAACTACATTCTTATTTTTAAGAAAGTCGTTATATATTCTTTGAGATTGTGGACCACCTAATTTAGCTTTAAGGCTGACAAATAAATCTCTAACAAACAAAGAAACTTCTTGTGTAATTCTTTTCCACGTCCCAGAAGGAGCAAGTTCTAAGTCGTCATCTAGTCTTTCAAGGGATATATCTTTTAAGTTTTCTGCAAAAAATTCATCTATATCTTTAAATCTATAGTTATCTGCTGTGTATCCTGTGCCTTTTTTAAACATGTTAAGTTCATTTGTGTATCTTACAAGTTCTTTTTTAGATAAATTTTTATCTTTAATTTTCTTGTTTAAATTAGTAAGGTAGTTGCGTTTTTCAACTTGGAAATCTTTAGTTAATTTTGCTAAATCTTTTTTAGGTAAATATCTAGAAAGACTATGCCATAACTCATGGATCATAGTGTCAGTCAGTTGACCTTCATCTATAGTTTTTTGCCTTATTTGAATTAAGTTTGTAGCAAAGTTATAACGCCCTTGTGGACCTATCTTATTTGTTACTGATATAGATACATCATCTAAACGATTTGCAAACTTATCTATAAATTTAACTGTATCTTCTGCCTCAATAGGATCAGCACCTTTAACTGGAAACTGTTTAAGTATTCTTTTTTTAAGGTATTCAGCACCTCTTCTTTTTTTACCAATACCTCCTGTTTCTAAATCTTGAAATGGTTGAAGCTTTGTATTAATTAGTTGCTCATAAGTAGCTCCATCAACTATTTGGTCAATCAATCCATCTTCATCTGTATATCCAATATCACCTTCTCTTATTCCTCTAGCAATTTTTTTTGCTTCGTCACTATCAGCATTTTTTAATAGTTCTTCTAACCTTGATTTATCTTCATTTGTTATAAGACTATCTATTTCTGCTGCTGATTTACCTTGAAATTTTTTAGAAAGTGATCCAAGAAAATCTATTGATCCTTTAAAGCCAGTACCAAGGACAGTTCCCAATGTTGCTGAAGTACCAAGTTCTCCTGCTGTTGGTAATTTTTGTTCATCAATAAGTGTTCTACCTGTAGTTTCTGTTGTTGCTGTAGCAGCACCTTGAAGACCTGCACCAGTTAAACCTTTAACACCTTTACCAGTAGATCCAAATGGGATCATCTGGGTAAATCCAGCCATTATTGCTTCTCCTTGGCTGATATTTTTTTCTCCTCTAATCTTTTGTGCAGCTAAGTTTGAAGTATATCCAGAACCAAAATTAATAACTCCATAAGCCACTCTAGAACCAGGGACAGGAGCTACAAGTAATGGTGCTGTTAAATAATCTGTTGTTATTCCAGTGCCTATCTCAAGACCTAAACCACCTACTTGTTTAAATGCTTGTTCCGTAATACTTGGTTCTTTAATATATTTCTCTTCCTCATCATTCAAATAGAAGTTATTGATTGGATCTAAATTATTTTCCCCTGTCATTAGTTCATCTCTTCTTAAAACAGGTGTTGGTGGATTATCAGAAACAGTGTTCTCTTCCTTCTTAATCATTAAATTTGAATCAGTCATAACTAATTAGTTTGTGGTAAAAAGTCTTTGTATTTTCCGCTGGTGTAAGTTGCCCAAGGTTTAAAACCAAAGGTATCAAAAATCATTTTGGCAGCCTTAGCATTTGTAAGAGGGTTATAAAGTTCTTCATTTGATTGTATTCCAAATTTTTGTCTTCGATCTGTTCCTAGCATATAACCAGGACTATCTTGCATATCAATCTGCCATAGACCTAATGAAAACTCATTCTTCTTTTCAGGGTCTAATCCTGACTGAACGGTATCAATACCTGCTCTACCACTAGATTCAGCTAATGCTATGGCAGCAGCAATTCTAGCGTCTTCTGGTGAGAAGCCTACTTCTTGTGCAAGTCTTTCTAAAGAATTAAAGGTAAAAGGTTTAGTAACATCTATCTCTTCTAAAACACTTCTATTTGTTAATTGTTCAGCGGAGGCTGATCCCATCAAAAGATTTAAAACTGAATCAATAACACCTGTTGCTGATTCATCTAAATTCTCTTTTACATTATTTAATTGACTAACAAGTGTTTCCTTATCTTCTTCTTTTAAATTAGATGACTGATTAAAGAGCATTTCAAAAAAACCTTTTTCTTTATCAGAAGGTTCTTTTTCTTCTTTTATAGGTTCGCTATCTTCAGAAGTTATTTCATCTCTATTTAATTTAGGTCTAGGTGGACCTTCCTCTTTTTCAAAAACTGTTTCTACAAATTCTCCATCATAGATTTTTGTAGCATCTTCTTCTCCAAATCCATAGTCATCTACAAGTGCTTGTATTCCAGCTTGTCTTTCTATCTCTTCAGCCTTTTCCTCTTTTTGGTCTGTAGTAAGAAAAGTTCCTTTTGATTTATATGATTTATTATTAATTGCTTCTGCGTCTTGAAAATATTGTGCTTGTATGTCTCTAAATATATTTTCTCTTTCTTTTAAATCTGTAACACCCCTAAGTTCATCATCAATTCGTCTGTTGATATTAGTCTTTAAATCTATATAAGAATTTAGCGTGGCTCTATCATCTTTCTCAAATACATTAAAGTCTTCTCCTGTAGCTCCTAGTAATGCTCTTACATCACGGTGCATATCTTTAATTCTTAAATCAAAGTTTCCAATATTTCTTTTAGAAACACTATCTCTTGCTATTCTTGCTGATTCTTTATATCTTTTGTCATCTTCATCTGTAAATGTTTCACCTATTTGATCTTTTATATCATCTAGATCATTAAACATTCTTATGCGATCATTACCGTAATAACCAATTCCAACTTTGTAATTAAAGTCATCAAATAATTCATCTCTGTCACCAGAATAAATTTCAATTTGCTTAAATAAAAACTCTCTTCTATTTGGATATTGCTTTAATAATTCATCTGCAATAGAATATTTATTAGGGTTTTCTGTAATTCTTTTTATAATGTCAGATTCTTCAGCAGCTTCAACTTTGTTAGCTTCTCTTGCTGCTAATTTGTCTTGTGTTTCACCTAGTTCTACTTTAAATTCAAGAATATCTTCTCCAAAAGAATCTACCAATAAACGCTGTTTATAAGTTCCATCTTTTTGTTTTTCTTTTGGTCCATGTTTTAGTTTTCCTATCATCTCTAAATATCTCATGGCTGCGTTATATCCATTACCACCTGCTTGTTCGTTAATTTCAAATATCCTTGAAGCTTGATTCTTTGCTATTTCTAATATGTCATCAGGTTTAACAGCATCACTTAGACCTAAGTTGACAGTTTGTTCTATAAAATCTTGAACATTTACAATTGCTTGATCTCCATTTCCATCTTCATATTCTTGAAAGTTAGTTAATAATGTTTCTGATAATTGTCCTTTTCTTCTATCTATTTTAAATTCATTGTGGTTTTTTATATGTTCTGCTGTAACTACTTCTATTGCTTTATCTTGATAAGGTTGAAAAAATTGATTGATATATTTAGGGCTTATTCCTTCTAATGTTTCTGACTTAAGAGCAAAAGATTCTTTTAAAAAACTTTGATACTGTGGTGAACTTGCATCAAAATGATGAATAGGTTTTGTAACTTCGTTGCCATTTTCTATGACAGTAAAAGTTTTAGATGAGTAAAGACTGCTCATCTCTCTACCAAAACTTTGACCTGTTAATTTTGCTTTAGTTCTTTCATATGCTCTTTGAGAAAAAATACTTCCACCAATTAATTGTCTAGCAGCTTCTTCACCATCTTTCTTTTTTATTATCTGACTAACTTTTTTTAAACCTTTTTCTTCTTCTTCTTCTCTTGCTATGTCTTCACCTATCGCTTGTTCATCTTCAATAGCATCATCTAATTTAACCTTGATAAAATCATTAATACCTGGATTAACAGTTTTTAAAGCTCTTACTAATTGATCTAATCCATCAGTAGGAGCAACCGTACTAGGACGTACAAAAGTATCTACTGGTCTTGCTTGTGGCTGAAAACTAGAAGTCATTACGCTTTCTGATAAAGATTTGCATAGCTGGAAAGACCAGTACTGGCTGTTTGTGCAATGACATCTAACAAACCTCTTTGATTAGCCATTGCTTGATTTCTAGTATCTATTGCTTGATTAGTTCTACCATCTCTTTGTGCTTCTAATCCTTTGACATCTCTTCCATATTGTTGTGTAGCTGACTGCATTGTTTGACTTAAAGCATCTTGCCAATTAGCTGCTTGTCTATCTGCATCAGCTAGTAATAAATCTATAGTCAAACCTGTTCTTTCACTAGCTCTTATTGCTCCTTGTGCTTGTAATCTTTTCTTGCCAACTTCCTGTCTTTCTTGTGCTGACTTCTGTCTCTCTTCTCTGAGTCTGGAAGCTAAACCTTCTTGCTGTATAGCAAAAGCTTTATTAGCTGATTCAGCTGCTCTTACTGCTGCTTGTCCTTGGTAACTAGCTATTCGATTAGCTTGCTGCATCTGCATAACTGATGTCACAGCAGATAAACCTAGTGAAGCATAAAATAGTGGAGCGGCTGCTCCTAAAGCTGGTAATGCTGCAACACACATTTAGGCAATCCTCACGAACTCATAAAATGGTTTATTCAAGTGACCATATTTAGGGTGCAAATTAATAAATGTAAACCCTAGAGCCTTTAACCATTTAATAGCAGAAGTATTCTCTGCATACACATAATTATATAAGACCTCATAAGTTTTTAATAAGCTATCTACCCACTTTCTTCCTTCTCTTATTAATTGAATTCTATAACTTCTCTTACTCATTAATTCATCAGTAGCAACCATCCATATAATTCCATTCTTTAATACACCACATAAACCCATTGGTTGATCATTATCTCCGGCAATAGCTAAGTTTCTATCTGCTGCTAAATATGTAAGCTTTACTGCTTCTTCTGGTTGTTGACCTGTTTGATACCAAGCTTCTATTTTATCTAAAATTCTTAAGTGATTACATACATAATTTAAGTCAGATAAATTTGCTTTCCTTAAATACCCCATTAAATTCTTCTAGACCTCATGTGAAACATAGCCTCATACTCTGCACTAGACAATTGTGTAGGTAAGAAGGTGTCATTTTTTACATCAATATTTACTCTGTCAGATCTACTCATAATTGGAAATCTAAATGTACCTGTTTCTAAATTTATATCTCCTATTGAACTAGAAGATGAACCTAATAATCGACCAGTAAATTTATGAATACTTGTGTCTCTATTTTCTGGTGTTACTTCTACTTTAAAAAAACCAGTAGTTTCATACTTCAAATAAAAATGATGCAGTTGTAATCTTCCACCTATAATTTCACCTTTACTAGGATCTTCTGTTAGACGTTGTTTAGAAAACCTATAATGCATTTCATATGGTTCTCCAACTATAAATTTACTATTTCTATAATCACCAGTAGCAGTAACAGTTGTAGTAGAACCATCTATAGCATTAGTTGTTTGTATAACTTGTCCTGGTTTTAATGCTTTTGTATTGCCTAATGAATCTACAAATGTACTAGTTTCACCACTAGCTAAATGTCTTCCTACTATTTTCATTAATCCTCTTAAACGATATGGAAGTGTAAAAGTAGAAGTTCCATTAGAAAAAGTAACAGAAACATTAGGATGTGCTTCTGTAGTTTTATGGTCTAAATGATATTCAAACTCTGTATTAGGTTCTTTAAAATCTGGTTCAAAAGGTAACTTTTCTAACGTAGTATTATTTGCTTCTTCTATTACCATATATAAATCAGTACCAATAAAGTCTATATTTCTTATTGATTTAGCTGGATTTAATGTAAAAGTAGACCAAGAATTTAATACTTTTTTAAATGACTCACCATATAACCAACGATTTATATATAATTTATTAGGGTTATCTGTGCCTAGTAATACTAGAACATCTTCATTTGTAGATGCTGCTAATTTAAATATATTAGAAGGTATATATCTTGGTATATGTATTGTTATATCACTAGCATCTTTTACTTGTGTACCAGCTTGAGTTATATATTCTCTTATACCAGCAAAAGAACCTTTCTTTGTTAAATAATAAATACTACTTCCAGCACCTACAGGAGCAGCATTGCTACTATTTTCAAATTCTGTAGCTACAAGTATGTTTGCTGTCTTAGGAGTTAATGCATCATCAGAAGCACTTAGTACAAATTGTGTTTGATCAGAAAACAATATTAATTGCTCTCCCATAGTCACTGCATGTTTTAATATTGATACTTTTGTATGTGATGCTGCTACATCTATAGGGTCACTATCTATGACAGTTGTAGCTGTTTCAGGAAAGAAATTAAAAAACTCTGACACTCTAGATAAAACAACATCATCATCAGCTAAAAAACCTAATCTATTTCTAAAAAAGAATACGTTATTAATTTTTGATCCTACAAAAGATGGATTAGGTGCAGTGTCTAAATCACCTACAGTTCTTTCAGCATATTTAGGTAAAGTATAATCTGTACCACTTACGTTGTATGTACCACCATCAGCTTTAGCAAAAATAAAATTACCATCTGCTTTTCTTATTAATACATGTGGCATTGTTGTATCGTCAAATTTAAATTGTATGCCTGGTTTTAATGTTTCTTCCCATTGACCTTCTTCAAAATCATTACCATTATTAGTTTTAAATTTTACATAATAATTATCAAAACTTGTAGCATCATCACCTTTAACTTCTACTACAAAATTGTTAGGTGAAATAGTTGGTAAATCAGTAAACCTTTGAATACTATTTTTTACTAATGTAAGTTGTGTATTACCTTGTGTATCTTTTACATCTATATCAAAATCACTATTATCATTTTTCTTTATATGCATAACAGGTCCATTTAATTCAATTGTAAAACCTGTTAAAGCACTACCAATACTAGGACTTAAACCATTTTGACCTAATAATCTATCTCTTAATTTTGTAGCAATATTAGTAGTACTTAATGGATTATCAGCATTACTATTGTGTATAGCAACTACACCATTTATATCAATAACGTATTCTGTATTATCAGTAACTTGGTTTACAAATACTACAGCTAACACATTAGTACCTGGACTTGTATCTGTTGCCATACTTATTGTCTTAGTTGTATTAACAACAAAAGTAAAATCAGCAATAGTAACTGTTCTAAAATCTGCTCTTGGATTAGATGATGTTAAATAAGACAATCCATCAGGACTGCTAACAGTTTTTTCTACACCATTTATGTCATATACTTTTATTGTTTGATTACCAAATACAGCTACATACTGTTCAGTTGTATCTCTATTTATTGTTTGTATATGTACGTTTCCAATCGTAGATGATTGTAAATTTGCTAAATGTTGTGTACCAGATCTTTTCTTTAATCCTTGGGTAGGACTACTTGTAGCATTTTCTTGTATATCAGCATGATCAGCCTGTTTTGTTGAGTCAGCTGTTTGTGATACTCCTCTTAAAAGAGTAGGAATAGATCTAGAAATAACGCCCATAATTAACGAATTAAACCGTTAGCAGGTAAGTATGTACTAAATACATTAGTTAAAGATGGATCTCCTCTTAAAATATTATGATCTGCATTAGCAGCATCTGTTTCCATTAATATTGCTCTTGCTCTTATTTCATCTTGTTGCGTATAACTTCTTAATCCTTCATCTCCTACTAAACGATCAACAAAAATTCTTGCAGCTTTAATCATTACATACCGTCTAGCTGGTTCTGGTATCTCTTCAAAAGTTCTAAAGTAAACAACTACAGAAGTTAAATCTTCTTCAAATTCATACTTATGTGTTTTACGGTCATACAGTTTTAATCCTATTTGCACTGCATCTACTGATGGATGTTGATAAATATTTGGATCAACTCTTAAAACATTACTTGCTAATGCAATCTCATTAGAAGCATCTCTAGTTAGAACAACATCTATCTCTGTATTAAAATGCCATCCTTCAGATTGAACATCTTTATTAGTCTCTATTAATGTTGTTTGTGCTATACGAGCATCAACAGGCAAAGTCCCAGTAAGACTATTAATAGGTGCTTCACCTATAGCAGCAAGCATAATGTTTACTGCTTCTAGCTCTGTAGTAGCTGTCATTTACCCACCTTAGCTTGTGCAAGTTTATGAGCTTTAGAGAATGATATACCTTCTCTCATTTTACGCTTCATAAAATTCATATGTTCTTTACTATGATGCTCTGAATGTTTAGCTAAAGTGTTTTTTTGTCTTGTAGTTAATTTCATTTTTTTGCTGTCTTAGCTGCTCTCCTAAAATTAGCAGCAGTAGGAGCACCTTTGCTACCAGGCTTTCTCATTTTTTCACCTGAACCAGCTGCTATCCTTTTTCTTTTAGCGTGAATATTTGCATATAAACCTCTTTTCTTTTTACCACCTTTTTTTAATTTTAATGAGTTACGAGCTGGATTAGGCATAATAAGTTCCTTAAAAAAAAAAAGGAGCATCAATCTCTTTCCTGACTGATACTCCTATGTGTTTAAGATGCAGACAATTTAATTGTAGCTGCTGCTTCTGGTCTTAGGATTCCATGACCAAGAGCATATTTCGCAACCATCAACGTACCTTGGTACATAATTCCATAGTCACTTCCACTGATTTCAGTAGTCATGTCCATAAGTTTTACTGTACCAACTGCTGATTTATGGAAGACCAAACCAATAGTTTTACTATCATCACCTGAATAGGTGTTATTAGCTCCACTTGGGTTAGATCCAACATTACTTTGTGGCACGTTGTTAGACATCAATACAGGCATACCTGCAATCTGTTGAACACGACCTGAAGCAAATGAACCATTACCACCTGGGTTAAAATCAGTATCGATAGTACGAGTAGCTGACTCAGGTAACTTGTAGTATTCGGATGGAGGCAATACAACGTATCTATCTGTAGGAGGTATGTCACGCTCATCAAATGTTTGAGCGATATCATAGATAGCTGCTGCTAACTCATCACCAGTAACATTTGCAGATGCAGTGTTACCAGATGCAAGAGTTAAAACAGTACCACCATTACCACCAGATAAAGTAGCTGAACCTCTAGAAGCATTAGCAATGACTTTTGCTACGTTCTGGTCATAGGTTCTAGCAAGAGCTTTTCCTAATTCAGAAGCATATGTAGCTCTGACATCGTAATGATTTTTTAGCTCATCAAGGTTCGTTATAAACGCTTGTGATATGAGGAGATCATCAATAGAGATAATTTTCTCATTAGCCTTGATTTGGTTAGCACCAACTAGAGGGGTTCCTACTGTGTGGTAGGCCGCTGTAGCAGTACCTAATACTGGAAACTGAGCTGATTTTCCATTAGAAATAGTTCTTACTGAATGTAAGCTCTCATTGAAAATGTTATTTTCTGAGAACGCAGTCAGAACTTCTCCACTGAAAACCTTGAGAAACAAGGCATCAAAATCAGTACCACTATTGTTAACCAAACCAAGGCGTGAAACTGTGGCGTTAGCCATAATTTGTTCCTTGTGTTAATTAAAAATTGATTAGCACTTCAACTGCCTTTCCTTTCTCAAGGTGTTATCCCTCGCAAGGGGCAACTTAATATTGAGAAAAACTTAGAAGTAATTAAATGATAACAGTACTTTGTATTTAACAACAATATCTAACATTTCCATCTTCTTAAAGCTAATGCTTTTCGTGTAGGTCTACCTTTTGAATCTTTCATTGGTCCTTTATTACCTTTCATTCTTGCACAGAAAGATTTTTTCCTACCTTTTGCTTTTTTACTTTTAGGGTTAGGTGCTGGTGGTTTTAAATTACTACCAGTTTTATTGTTGATATATTTTCTACCAGCAGCAGTCAAACCACCTTTACTACTTTTATGTTCTTTCCTTAAAGATAAACTTTTTGACATAGCTATCTTTTAGTATTAAAGACATCAGAATCAACCATACGAGCATACACTTTTTCTGTGTAAGTAACATCTTTACCGTATCTAGGATCACTCATAGCAGCTTTTACTTCATCAGCTGATCTAAATGGTGTTGGTCCAGCTTTAGAAGCACGACCTGTTACTAATTCTGGTTCTACACCCATAGCATTTTGGTATTGAGAATAAAGACCTTGCACTGCAAATTTAATTGTTGCAGCATCAGCTGTTTCTGTAATTTTATTAAAAGTATTAAATTCTGACTCGCTTAAATTATTAGATGCCCATTCAGCCATTTGTGCATAACTTTGTTCACCACCTATAGAATTTTTAATTTCTTGTATTTGTTGTGTTGCTACTTCTTCTGCTTGAACAGCACCACCTCTAAGTCCGTTTAGATAAGTGTCAACAATATTTCTAGATAATCCACCCTCTGCTAATTTTGCATAATCATCTTCTGTAATTTCATTATTTTCTTGAAAGCGTTGTGATATTTCTTGTGGATCAATACCAACTTCTTTCAATGTTTCAGCTAAACCTTCACCATAAAATTCATTAGCATCAAAGTCAGTTTCTTCTGCTTCAGTTTCTTCAGCTTTAACTTCTGGCTCTTCTTCTGTAGGCTCTTCTTTTCTACCTAACTTACCTTCTAATTCCTTGTAAGAAGCCTTAAGTTCTTCTATCGATTTAAACTTACCTAAAATAAGACCATTATCATCAGTCTCATTTTTTGCAAGAGTTTCTAAGTCTTCCCTAGACATAGGGGGTGTTTCTTGTGTTGCTACTTGTGATTCAGCCATAAATTAACCTTTAGAGGTGGAAATAGTGTTACCTTTTCTAGTTTTATATTCTACTTTTTGTGGTGTGTCAGTATTAGGTTCAGGAGAAAGTCTACTGACTACAGCATTAGCAGAAGTATCTTCTATTGCTTTTGCTGCTTTGGGTTTTGGTGTTTCTATCTGTTCAGTTTTCTCAGTTGGTTTCTTGGTTGGCATCAGTTTGCTCCGTTAGTTGTTGTGCTTGTGCGTTGTTTTTAGGATCCATTAAAGGAGAGCCTAAAGCAGCTGGTCCTAAATGTTGAATCAGCTGTTGTTGTTGTTGTGCTTGTAGTTCTTGTTGAATTTGCTCTTGTGTCTTAACTAGATTAGCTGTATCTATACCAATTGAGTTAGCTAATCTCTTAATTGCCTCATCTACATTCATATATTGCCTCATAATATCTGGTCCTAATGCTTGAGAAACTGTACCGATAAATTCAATAAGTTTATTTCTATCGTTACCTCTACCAAGACCTTGAAGACCAGTAACTATCTTAGGTTTAACTATCTTATCTGGTAACTTAGGAGCCTTACCACTACGAGTAAGCATGTGCATCCTTCTCTTTAAATAAGGAAGCTGAAATTCTTGAGTCAGTATTGAATATATTCCTCCCAGACTATTTTCCAGCTCATTTGCCATCATTGATACTTCAGCAGCGGTCACTCTTTCTGCATCTCTTTGTACTGACCTAGCCATTAAAAAAGCGTATTCAAGTCTTCCTTCTATACGTTGAATAGCAGAAAAAGATACTTGAAAATCTGCTCCTTTATTTACTTGCAGAACAGAAACATCATTAGCAGATCCTTCTCTTATTGCACCATTAGGTGCTTTGGCTAAGGTTGCTGCTCTAGTAACACCATTAGGATTAACAAGGAATAAAGTCTTAGCACTAGCAGCTGCACCTTCAATAATGGCTTGCATCAATGCTTCTAAACTAATTAAATCTCCTTGATATTCTTCTACATATCCTCTTCCATAATCTTCTCCATCAATTCTTGTCCACCGTAAACAAATCCAAGGTGAGACATCAATTTTAGATTTACCATCAGTACCTGGAATTCTTTCACCTTTACATTCTTGATGCCACATAAAATCATCACCATGTCTTTTTATGCATGTATAAATATCTAAATCTTCATCAAAATCTTCAGCATCGTAATTTTCTTTCTCTTTTATTTTTGCTAAAAATTCTGGTGGCAGTGCTTGTGGATGTATAGTTTCTTTTGTAATAATTTCTAGAACATTTCCTACATCATCACGTTTACAAACATACCTATCAAAGTGATAAACTTTTAAACCTTTGTCAGTTAAATAAAGAAGAACATTACCGCCAACAATTAAATGCTTTAGTGCTTCAAACATTGCAACTCTATCATTACTAACTTCTATTTCATTCATCAGAGCATTTTCTATAACCCTTAGACCTTTATCTATTTCAGTTTCTAATCCTTCTTGTCCTTCTTGAAGTAAAGCAAGACTATCAATACTTAATTTAAAGAAAGGAGTACTAGGAGGTAAAAGAGCAATTAATAATTTACTAGCTAAAGAATTACATCCTCTAGCTCCTACTGCTTGAAAAGGTGTTTTTAACTTTGCTGCTGTACCTACGGTAGATTCTGGTATTAATGCAGGAAGAGTTAACTTAGAAGCATCTCTAGCTCTTCTTAAAAAAGTAGAACGATTACTTTCTAGTTGCTCATACCTAGCAACAGCTGTCTGTTCCTTAACTAGTTCCATGATTAATACCGCAGATCACCACGGTTGTTTTGTAGTGGGATTCTTAAAGAACCTATACCTGTATTAGATCCTTTTTTATTATTAAGTGAAGTCATTTTATTTTTTTTAGATCGTCTTTTACCAGTTACAACACCCATTGCAGTTTGTTCTGGTGCTGGTGCAGTAGGTCTTGGTTCAGGCAAGTCAGGTAACTTGGGTGGTTTTAAAGGTCCAACACACATTAGATTTGATTCTCCATGACGTTGTTTAACATGTTTTCCTTTTGTCTGTTTTGATGTTCTATTAAGAAATCAACAACAGATCTTTGACCAGCCCTAAACCATATTTCTCTATCAGATAAAGATAGGTCTGGGTGTCTTTGTGGGTAATGACTTTCTAGAGCTTTTATAAGCTCTTCAGTCAAGAAAGGAAAAGGAAGGGGTTCAGATGTATTGTAGTCCACTTACAGATAATCACTAAGTATTATGTTGTTAGTCATGGGGTCCATAGTTCTACCTCCTTAGTTTTGTAGTTAAAATCTCCTTCTCGTAAAATGCGAGAAAGACGTGCAGTAAGGATTGCATCAGCGAAAGTTTGTTTCTTTTTTTCGTATGCTTCTACTACTTTGTCCCACATATCAGGCAAAGTTTTTGCATCACCTAAAATCTTATCTGCTGTAACAGGACCACAACCAATTAAACCTTTAAAATTATCTGTACTGTCTCCAGTTAAAGCCTGAATCATCCAGTGTCTATCAGCTTTTTTCTTAGTAATTAGTTCCATATCATCATTAGCAATAAGAGTACAGGGAACAGTTTTCATATCTTTATCAGGAGAAACAACAATAGAGTTTGAATATTTTTTTGATGTAGCAAGAAGACCTAATACATCATCACCTTCTAAACCTGTATAAGAAACTGACTCATATCTTTGTTGTATTTGTTTAACAATTCCATATAAAGCTAATGGTTTACGTTTGTTCTTTCTATTAGCTTTGTATTCAGGAAATATTTCATGTCTAAATGTTGGGTACTCAGTAAAGCACATGACAACATCAGTTTTATCATCAGCAATGTTTTGGTAATACTCAATACGACTATCAATCATTTCATGTATATCTCTTTCGTCACAATGAAGAGTATGTAGGTTTTCATCCCACTTAATGTCTTGCTCACAGCTGCAACAAGAAGAATAAATTAACCAGTCAGCATCAATTAATAAGGTCATGTTTAAGCACCAAAATAAGTGGACATAGGAATAGAAAGACGGCCAGTATTTTCGTCATACAGAAGCTTATCTATTGGTCCCGTAGAACCAGTATGTCTGTTCTTCAAAATCCTTAGTTGCATTTCAGATCGTTCAGCAGGATCTCCTTGTTGATTTCTTTCTGCTGAAATACATAAATCTGATAATTGTAAAATTGCAGAACTTCCTCTTAAATCTGAGGTTGAAACCTGGCTGCCCTGTTCATGTGATACACCTTGTGGTCTTCTTAAATGAGAAACTAAAATAATTGCAACACCAGTATTTTCAACTACCTGTCTTAATTTTGTACAAGTAATATCAATAGCTCTTCTCTCATCTACATCAGCTAATCCAGAGATAACAATAGTTAGATGATCAAGAATAACTACATCAACTCCTTCTGCTGTAGCCATGTATTGAATTTGTTCTATCAACCTATCTGGTTCCATTGAACCGAAATGGTCATAGAGAAATAATTTTTCTGTACCAAATAATTTATCAAAGGCTGATTTCAATCCTTCTACTTCTTCTATCTGTTCTTCTAAATGCAGAGGCTTATTAAGTTCTATACCTAAGATACCCTGCATTGTTCTTTGTACTGACTCTTCTAAAGCTATATATCCAACAGTCAATTTATTCTTTAAAAAGTGATGAGCTAACTCTCTACACAAACTTGATTTACCAGTACCTGATCCAGCACAGATAGTAACCATTTGAGATTTACGAAAACCTCTCGTAAACTGATCTAACTTTGGGTATGGGTATGGACAAACAGAAGTTGCTCCTTCTTTAGTTAATTCTTCCCATAGATCATTTGCATTTAAGATTGAATCCGGTCTAACAGGTGTTGCTTTCCACAGCAGACTTTTAAGTTCCTCTCCTTCACCTGCGAGGAGCATTTCATTAGCATCTTTTCTTGGTAATCTGCATATAGCTGCTTTTCCAGCAGGTAATATTTCAATTGCTTTTTCTGCTGCTTGGATACCAGGTTCATCTGAGTCGAAGCAAAGAACAATCTTGTTGAATTGATTTAGCCATTTTAAATTTGCAGCTAAATACTTATTAGCAGACTGAGCACCAGATGGCAGAGAAACTACAGGAAATTTATTACCTTGTACCTGTGAAATAGACATAGCATCTATCTCTCCTTCAGTAATTACAGCAAAAATGTTTCCGTAACTTCCGTGTTGTCGCCATAGTTTTTGTCCCCATAACTGTACATTTTTACAGTCACCAACCCATATAAATCTTTTATCTTTAAACCTTATATGTTGTGCTGACTGTCTACCTAATTGATCTTCATAAGTAGCTACTTGTACAGGAGAGCCATTGTAATCAGCTATTCCATAATTAAAAAACTTAGCAGTTTCTTCTGTAATACCACGTTTAGGAAGTTCTTTTGGCGTGACAAATTTTATTAATGGTGAAGTCACTTGTGTAGATGAATAATAAGTTTTGCGTTTGTGTTTTGTTTCAGTAGGAGCTGGCACTCTGTAACTACAGCCAAAGCAAAAAGCATGACCGTCTGAATAAACAGCAAGATTGTCTTTGCTGCCACAGTTAGGACAGGGTTCTTTCCTGACGTACTTGTTTGTTTCTGTCATTAGCCTTCCAATGTTCAATTAATGCTTGAAGTTCTAAAATTCTTTCTTCAGCTTTTTCTATACGTTTTTTGTTATTCATTAGAACCAATCAGCAGGAATTGTTTTATGACACCAGAGAAACCCATTCTTAGTAGCCCATTGCCCATAAGTAAGGCTTCTCTTTTTGCCACGACTTAGTTTTGTCTTTGCGTTTTGAAAGCAGAAACGTATATCTAAACTGGGATTTGCCTCCTTAACCGCAACCATTTTTCTTCTGTCTTCTGGAGAGAAGAAGCCTTTAGTTTCAATAATGATCCCGTTGTTAAAGATAAAATCAGGCTTGTAACTGCAACTGAGAATGTATTTAAGTTCAATGGATTCATAACTAAAGGCAACTTTGTTTTTGTTAAGGGTAGCGGCAATTCCAGCTTCAAATTTACTTCTGTACTTTTGTTTAGAACTCGTCTCCTGCAACTGCTGTTTGTGCTTGGAACTCTTGACTTTGTTCTTGCGGCTCTTCTGTTTGAAAACCATAGCCAGTTGCACTTCTTGAGTATTCAACATGGTTTTTAATCATTACTGCTTCAGGTTGAATTTTGATTCCAACTCCAAAGGCAGGAGTTTCCCAACCGCTACAACGTAGGTTGACTTGTCCTGTTGTACCTGGACCACATTTGTTAACAACAACTTTTTGACTGTCTGACATAACAGAACCATCAGCGTTAAATAATGTTGGTGGTCTGTTTTTCCATTGCGTACCGTCAGGTCTGTTACCACCTACTTTCATCTTGGCTTTAATTTTAAAATAACCTTTGGTTTCTCCTCCATCAGTTACTTCTTCAAAGCCCCAAGGCAAAGCAGCAAGTTTAAATTTCTTACTTGGTTGAGCAGTTTTTAGTTGTGCCTTCCATCTGTCAAGAAGACCAGTTAATTGTTGTTCAATTTCCTGTGATTCTTCTGGATCTATTAGGCAAGTAATTCTCCATTCACCCATAGGATCAAACTTAGTGTCTGGTTCTACAAGCCATGCAAATTGAAACTTACAAATTGGTGTGGTGACGTTTAGAATTTCAGATTTGAGATTCATTTTGTAAATCAGTTAGTGGATCTGTTGTAATCACTTGAAAACCATATGGTCATCATGTGCGTATGTAATCTTACTCCTCATTTATCCCTTGTCACTGATTAATCAACTAAATACATAAGGAGCTGACATAACTTCCTCAATATCAAAATCTCCTATTTTAGGTATTGGTGGTAATTTACTTGGATCATCTAGCTGAATAGAAACCTGATCATGTATATCATTTAATACATTATTTTTATATATTTGTATAAAACTTTCTTTTGCACAAGAAATAAAATCTTCTATTTGTCCTGCAACGGCTCCATAACAATCATGCACTGTATATACCTGATCTATACCTCTACTTTTTGCTTTTTCTAATGCTAAATGTACATTTGCAGCATCCATGCTATGAACAAAATTAGCCGGAAAACTTTGTATTGATCTTCTTTTATCTACTTTATTTAGATCTTCTAATAATGTAAGTCTTATTGTACTATGACCCATTTGTGTTTTTATTTTCTTACTAACAGTTTTTTTATAACTTTGTTTTACTAAAAAATTAGATGGAGTTAACCATTCTATCTGTTTGTCTTCTCTTGTAAAACATTTACCTAATTTATTTAAATAAGACATAACTTCAGTAGAAGATGGACAAATGTTTGCTACTGATTCTTGTATCATTTCTGCTAAATAATGATAATGTTTAAATGTTTGTGTGCCCCAAGGTACATCTATATTATTTTTTACTAAATATTCTTTTAAACATAAAGCTATACCATAAATAGTACCTGAATAAGGTATCATCATTATTGGTTTTTTTATTAGCTTTCTTGTTATAAATTCTCTATGATTAAACCAATCTTTTGCATATGGTCTTTCATCATTTGATAAACTAAATATTAAATTAGTTCTTATATTCTCATATAAATCTTGTGGCTCTTCTGACTTACATAAATTGACTGAAGCAGCTAAATGTTTATCTAAAACCATAGCAGCAAAGTGTTGATATCCATTATTAGTTCCATCAAGCATTACTGGATGATGACTAATAAATCCATATCCTTCTTCATCTAATCCATTCATATCTAAACACCAGCTAAGAAACTGAAAAGGCTCTTCTGCTTTACTCCATAAACTTACATAATTTTCAGGATTACCAGCAACATTTCTAGCTATATGTATTCCTTCATTGTTAGCCCATTCTATTCTTTCTTTATAACTAGCTTTAGTCATGCCCCAATGATTAGCACCAGCAATACAAAGCCAATTTCTATCTTTTTCATCTCTTATTGGAGCACCTTTTTTTAACTTATGTAATCCTCTTGTCAAATCATTTCCTTGTGGATTAAATGAACCTGATACTGCATATAAACGACCAGTAAAATCAGCTTGGTGTACATGAAAAAAAGATTTAGTACGATAATATTCAGCAGTATCTAAAATAGTTAAACATTGGTATCTTTTTGCTCTATCATGTGCATTTGTATCATGTGTAATTGATGCTTCTCTTTTCCATTTATTTTTTGCATCATCATTAGTATTGATATCAAATGGTTTAGGAGGTATAGGCAATGGTTCTGCATCTATTAAGCCACCAACTTGTGTGTTTGTATTCCAGCAATAATTAGCAGCTTCTAAAACAGGTTCATTTATACCATTTTCAGTACCTTGTAAAACATTTAATGCAACATAAAAAACTTCAGGGTTTTCATCATCAAATTCTTTTGAATAATCATCTCCTTTTGTTTTAACAGCTTTTATACTATTTAGTCTTTCTGTATAAAATCCACCATCAGCAAAGTTAGACCAGTTCTTAGGTTGAATAAGACAAGGCATTAGCAATGGATAAGCAGCTAATCTATTAGTTTTTTGTCTCTTTATCCAAGCCAAGCTACCTTCCGTAAATTCTAAATAAGTTCTCTTTGTTTTATTAAATAAATACCCTTTATTAATTAATTTTACCAGGCCAACTGATTTCATTAATAGGTCAATTAATGTTAAACCTACTCTTAGTTTGTCTTCTTTTTTCCAAGGTTCAAATTTATATCCTTTGTTTCTCATATGACCTAAAACCATAGCTCTTCTATATCCATAATGTTTTGTATCACTAATATGAGTTTTTAATATTTCAAAGTATCTTGGATCATCTTTATTAAATGTAGAAAACTTAATTTCATCTTCTAATAAACTTCCTATCTTTACAGCTACAACAGCAGCAGAAGTTTTGTATTGACTAACATTATCTAAAATTACTTTAAAAGCTATATATGCAACAACATCAATATCACTAAATTTTTGCAATAGAATTGCAGCTCTAGCTTTTCTTCCTGGCGTTGCTCTCCAAGCTCTATCTATAAACTTACCAATTTCTTCTACATAAGGTTGTAATCCTGCATGCATCATAGAAATTGCATAGGGATTATCTGATTCCCTACCTTTTTCTATGTTGTGTTTTATACGACTGGTATAAGCATCAAAAGCTCTACCAGCCATTTCATTTTCATGCTCTATTTGTAATTTAGTTTGATCCATAATTATATTAATTCTTGACTATCTACAACCATCATTCCTTCTGCAGTAGGCCATTTTTCTTTTGCTATTTCTACTGCTTTTTTAGCTGAAAATGCAGTAATAGTTTCAGTTCTAACTTTTGGATTTTTATTAGAATCAGCAACTTTTATTATGTATAGCTTTTTAGGTAAAGCACTAGAAAAAGAATGATAAGACATTAAATATTCTCCCATTCATTTAAATCAAGCATGAAATTAGCTGTTTCAGCAGCAAATTTAGGAGATACAGTTTGAGCAATCATAAGAATTGCTAACTGCTTTTTTTCACTGTCTGGTAATTCACTTAAAAGGCTCAAACATTCCTTAACTTTGTTAGAAATGCCACCAAATTCTTCTTTGTTAATTGACATTAGTTGCTACCTCCTTGTACTTGAAGATTCCACTCACTTAAAGATGTCCAAGATAAACCTGTAACACCTTCTAAAAGTTCTCCATCTTCGTTGTACTCACGAATACTTACATAAACATTAGTTGGATCATTAGCGTAAAAATGAAATCCATTAATGCGAAATTCAGCACCATGAGGATTAGTTAATAATGCTCCTTTCAGAATGTTTAAATCAAAGGATGATGTTTGTAAATCCATTAGTTTTTCCTCTTGAGTAGTTTTTTGTGTTTGTTTACTTGTCCAGCCCATGAAAGCAGCTCTTCTAGTAAATCTGATACTTCAGCAGCAATAGAAGCTAAGTGTTTTTCACTTCCTTCTAAATCTCCTGCTTCTTTTTTTACCCCAAGCATGATTGATTGAAGTTTTTCTACCTCATATTCCCTAGTAGAAAACAAGTGGTTGCATTTAGTACACCGCCTCCTTCTACGGATATATGGTGTTTGTCCTGTATTTCTTGTCTCCACTGAAGGAGCATCAGGTATTTTTTCTTGACCTGCTCCAGTGGATACAAAACTTACAGAACCACAAGAAGGGCACTTAAGCATATTTAAAAAAGCAAATGGATAATAAATAAAAATCCGGCCAGGGATATTAAGACAATTTGTCTCTCTTTTAAAGTTTTAATCTCCTCCCCTTGGCTATCAATCACCTCTAAGGCAGCTGTAACAATCTCTACTCTAGTAGAGTTCTCTGTGATGTTGTAAGACATAACAAATACATTTCTGGGACTTTGTAGGCTCTATATGAAGAGCCTGTTAAAGAAAAATTCCTTAATAGGCTCTACAAAAAATTTGGCCAGGGATATATAAGACCTGATACCCACAACAAAAAAAAAGAAAGAGACCATAGGTTTATATGGTCTCTTTTGGCTTACCAGGTTAAAGTTTCCATCACATAAGCTTTAAAGTTGATCGGCAAAATAGATTTATCTTGACCATTTAACTTATAAGCCAGCTTATGAGCTCTTTTGTTGCCTACTTCGCCAAAGAATACTCTTGGGCCTGTGTAGCCAACTTCAGAAGGATTAACAAACCTTTTAGGGTTAGTGCTGTCTTTAAAACAGACTTGAGATTCTAAAACAGGAGTTGATTCCATAATCATTCAGGTAAAGAATCAGAGTCATTAAATAACCAATCATCAGCTGCTTTCGCTTGCCGATACTGTTTCAACTTCTCTTCTTCTAGTTCGTTTGGGCTTTTATGTTTAAGCCCATAACCTTGGAATAGTTCTTTTTCAGTCATGGTTGAATAGGTGAAGGATCAATAATTAAGTTGCCAATACTCTTAAAGATTTCTCTAAATTCATCTTCTGTAAAATGTTTACAGACATGCTTGTAGCCGAGTTTTTCTTTTTCGTTAAAACACATACCACTATTCTCATCCTCAATCTTTTTATTGAGTTTGAGTTGTGCTTTGTCTTCTTCCGAAATCTCTTCCTCAAGCTTTTTAACAGCACAGTCAAGAGTGTCAAAACAACAACATTGACCACCAGTTTCAAGCATTAAATAAATAACATCTTGAAGCTTTCTCCTGTTCTCTTCTCCTACTCGTGACAGATAACTATATTGTTGATCTGTTAAAGGAATAGAAATAGTTTTCATAAGTTTCTGGGACTTATAAAGGACATTAGGCTTCTTCATAAGAAGAGCCTGTGGAGCCCCTAAGAGCTCCATAGGATCATCTAGTAGTGCATCTAACCATGAAATATTCATGATCATTACAACTTCCTCTTGATGCAATATCCCAATACTCTTCCTTCCTTAATTCAATTGGCCAGGTTTTAATTAATTCAATAGCAGCTACATAATGATTTTCTACACTACTTAGTGCTGATTGATAATCAACAGTTTTTCTGTAGGTGCAATCATGTCCTCTTTTGTGCTCTGCTTTAATTTTTCCCCTACCTTGTGAATCTGTTTTATATGTAGTGGTTATACAAATAAATGAAGGAATAGTTTCCGCTTCTTTTATTGGTAAAAAAGAAGTGGTTTCTACTGTTGCAGTAGTAGTCATAAGTTTTTAAAGGTTCTGGGACTAGCTACCAGGTAAAACCTGATAACTAAATCTCATTATAACCTTACCTAGTGCTTTATCAAGGTTTCCTAGTGTTATTGGTTCCTTATTGATGCTTCATCACCTGCTATCACTTACCATTCTTTCTTTTGTTTCATTCTGTTAAGATGTTTAGGAGGCTTATCGATGAAATACAAAAACAAGTACATATGTACCATAAGCACTAAATAGACCTTGTTTAGTGGCTATATAGCCCCCATAGTGTCCAAAAAATGTCCAAATAGTATCTATTAACTACTAAAGTACTGCTATCACTAGCCTTTTAGTCTTTGCGTAACTGTTCTGTAAGCAGTTATGCAAGATTTATACAGTAAAAAAGGTCTTTTTTTCT